TGTCATGGAAAGAACGTGCAGAGATTATCAGACATCTTGACGTTGTAGATGCCGTGATCACTGTGGAAGATGACGAGTATGGTTCAGCTTGTAGTGCAATCGAAAGATGTTTAGAGATTGCACAAACTGTAGTCTTTGCTAATGGTGGAGACAGAGGCAAATCTAACACACCAGAAATGGATAGGTTTGGTAATGATCCCAGAGTTGAGATGGAGTTTGGTGTAGGAGGAACAGATAAAAAAAATAGTAGTTCATGGCTTCTCCATAACTACTTTGAAAGACAAAGAAAGATTGTAGGTATATAATGTATCATAACAATTTTTTTACTGAAGAACAATGGGAATGTATTAGGGTATGTGTGGCAAATGCACCTATACCCTATGACATTACTCTTAAGAAAATACCTGTTGAGATCCTAGATAAAATAGGTCAACCTAAACGTGTTCAACACGAGGGCGAGATAATGGTAGAATGTGATTTGGAGCAGTATCAATGAACAATGTTGGATTAGAAGTTGTATTTTGGACAATACTATCAGTATATCTTCTAGCAAAGTTAGGAGTTTTTAAGAAATGAACTGTTGGCATTGCAACACTGAATTGATTTGGGGTGGAGATCATGACCTTGACGATTTTGAAGATATGGAGTATAGTTTCGTAACTAACCTTCATTGTCCTAAGTGTGAATCTTATGTAGAAGTTTATTATCCAAAGAGAGATGAGTAACATACCTAAGCCATATAATAATATGAGTGACGTGGCTTGGGAGGGGTTCCAATTACCCAATATGCCATTACACAAAACAAAACTTAGTGACGATTGGATGTCCTATCTTTGGTCTTGTGTAGAACAAGCAGAAAAGGATAATGTCAATGATAGTAATGACTATAGTTATAGACTTGCTGGAAATATAACTGGTAGTTTAGGACTAAAGGATGTCAATAACAAATTCAGAGATGAAGTTGTAGGACCTTTGACTCAACAATTATTAGATGATGATCCTAAACATTACTTTCCACCCATAGATCTTGACCCAAGTTTAGATCTGAAGTATAAACCTGAGTTTAGGCTTAATTGGTGGGTCAACTATCAATATGCAACTGAGTTCAATCCAGAACACGGACACACAGGCATCACATCATTTGTAGTATGGATGAAGATTCCCACACACTATGAGGAACAACACAATTTAACTTTTCATTCTAAAGCTGCATCAGATTTTCAGTTTACATATACTGATATTTTAGGAAATACTATTGAGTATCCTATCCTCATGAGCCCAGAGATGGAAGGAACTATCATGGTATTCCCATCAAGCCTACATCATCAAGTGTACCCATTTTATAACACAGAAGAACCAAGAATATCAATTAGTGGTAATTTATTGTGGAATGTGGTAGAATTATAACAAGCGTAAATCATTATGGATTTTTTAAAAGAAATAGTAAAAGAGATTGGAGATGAGTACACCCAACTTGCCTCCGAGGCAGAATCAACTGAAACATTTATTGACACAGGTTCGTACATTTTTAACGGCCTTGTATCAGGGTCTATATTTGGCGGTGTATCTAGGAACAAGATTACCGCTATTGCTGGCGAGAGCTCTACTGGAAAGACTTTTTTCAGCCTCGCTATGGTTAAAAATTTCCTTGACAATAATCCTGATGGGTATTGTTTATATTTTGATACAGAAGCCGCTGTCAACAGAGGACTCCTTGAGTCTAGAGGAATTGATCTCGAAAGGCTCGTGGTTGTCAATGTGGTAACTATTGAAGAGTTTAGATCAAAAGCATTGAAGGCTGTTGATATATACCTTAAGACAGATGAAGACAAACGTAAACCATGTATGTTTGTACTTGATTCTCTCGGTATGCTTTCAACTGAGAAAGAGATTACTGATGCCTTGAATGACAAACAAGTTCGTGACATGACTAAATCACAACTTGTCAAAGGTGCATTTAGAATGTTGACTCTTAAACTTGGACAAGCAAATATTCCTCTCATAGTTACAAACCATACTTACGATGTCATCGGTTCTTACGTCCCTACAAAAGAAATGGGTGGAGGTAGTGGTCTCAAGTACGCAGCAAGTACAATCATCTATCTCAGTAAAGCTAAAGAAAAGGAAGGAACTGAAGTCGTTGGAAATATTATCAAAGCAAAGACTGCTAAGTCGCGTCTAAGTAAAGAGAATAAAACTGTTAAGATCAGACTCTACTATGATGAACGTGGTTTAGATAGATACTATGGACTTTTAGAACTAGGAGAACTTGGTGGACTCTGGAAAAATGTCGCAGGCAGATACGAAGTCAACGGCAAAAAAGTCTACGGAAAACAAATTCTTGCGAACCCTGACGAGTATTTTACCGAAGAAGTTATGGCAAAATTGGAGGAAACAGCCAGAGAAGAGTTTAGTTATGGATAAGTTCATTAGAACATATCCCTTGTTTACTCCAGACGTATGTAAAACTCTTATAGACACATTTGATGGTGCCAAAACTAAGGAAAGAATAGATAATTTTCTTACACCTCAGTTTACTCAGGTCAATGTAAATGAATTGGCAGAGAAAGGCTATCAAAAATTTACACAACTTCTGTGTTATAAAGTGTTGGAAGGTTTAAAAGAATATAAGAAAGAATTACCAGCATATACAGAATGGTTTCCAGACAAAGTATATTTTGAAGAACTAAGAATCAAAAAATACGATCCAGGCACAGACGATCAGTTTGATATTCATGTAGACGTTCAAGATCATCAGAGTGCAAAAAGGTATCTTGCCTTTCTTGTTTATCTGAATGATGATTTTAAAGGCGGTGAGACTACATTTCCTTATCATAACTTGACAGTTAAGCCAGAAACTGGTAAAGTATTAGTGTTTCCACCTACATGGCAGTATCCACACATCGGATTGCCTGTAAAGTCAGGGAAACCAAAATATATCATGAGCACTTATCTTCATTATAATTAATGGAAACTATTGAAAATACTATCATTCAGAATCTAGTTACGAATGAGGAGTATACAAGAAAGGTATTACCTTTTCTAAAACCAGATTACTTTGACAAGACACATGAAAAAATAATATTTGATGAGTGTGCCAAGTTTATTGTTTCCTATGATAAATGCCCTACGAAAGAGATATTAAGTATTGAATGTGAGAAGAGAAAAGATATAAATGATGACACCTATAAGGAGATAGTAACCTATCTAAACGATATTGAACTGACTCCCACATCAGATGAATGGCTTATAGATACTACAGAGAAATGGTGTAAAGAAAGAGCAATCTATCTTGCACTGGTCGAGAGTATCTCTATTGCAGATGGACATGATATCAAGAAAGGTGTTGATGCCATCCCTGCTATCTTATCTGATGCACTAGCAGTAGGATTTGATAACCATGTTGGACATGATTACCTAGAAGATTACGAAGAAAGATATGACTTCTACCACAGGAAGGAGGACAGAATCGAGTTCGACCTCGAATTTTTCAACAAAATTACAAAGGGCGGCCTTCCGAATAAAACACTCAATATTGCTCTCGCTGGCACTGGTGTTGGTAAGTCTTTGTTTATGTGTCATGTCGCAAGCAGTGTGTTACTCCAAGGCAAGAACGTATTATACATCACGCTTGAGATGGCTGAGGAGAAAATTGCTGAGAGAATTGATGCTAATCTTCTAAACATTCCTGTACAACAGTTGACAGATATTCCTCGTCAGATGTTTGAGAGTAAAGTTACTAAACTATCAGAGAAAACTCAGGGTAGTCTTATTATCAAAGAATATCCTACTGCTGCTGCACACTCAGGACATTTCAAAGGTTTGTTAAATGAACTTGCACTCAAGAAATCTTTCAAACCACATATCATTTTCATTGACTACTTAAATATATGTGCATCCTCTCGTTATAGAGCTGGTTCCAATGTCAACTCATACTCCTACATCAAAGCAATCGCTGAAGAACTTAGAGGTCTTGCAGTCGAAACAGATGTCCCTATCGTATCAGCGACTCAAACCACTCGTAGTGGGTATTCTAACAGTGACGTTGATCTTACAGATACCTCTGAGTCATTCGGTCTTCCCGCTACTGCCGACCTTATGTTTGCTCTTATTTCTACAGAAGAATTAGAGGAAGTAAATCAGATCATGGTCAAACAGTTGAAGAATAGATACAATGATTTGAACAGAAACAAGAGATTTGTGATTGGTATTGATCGTTCAAAGATGAAACTACATGACTGTGACCAGAGTGCTCAGGATGATATAGTTGACAGTGGACAAGAAGAAGAGTATAATAATGACGAATCTAAAAAGATTAAAAACAAGTTCGCAAAGTTGACATTCTAATGACTATTGATTTTAAAAGGTACGAAACATTCGTAGATGCCGTAACCTCTGACGCTTCAAAGGACTTTGTTAATCTCGCTGACCGCATGGTTGAGTTGGATGGACAGGGTGCGAACATTGAAAGGCTTTTGACCTCTGCGGTTGGTATGTCCGCCGAAGCTGGTGAGTTCACTGAGATTGTAAAGAAGATGGTGTTTCAAGGAAAACCTTGGAACGGAGCAAACAAACATCATCTTATCACAGAACTGGGTGATATCATGTGGTATGTAGCAAATGCTTGTATGGCATTGGATGTATCATTTGATGATGTAATCGCAACCAATGTTAAGAAACTGGAAAAGAGATATCCTGGCGGTAGTTTTGATGTA